CTCCACTGAACTCACGGTGGAATACAGTGCAGTATATGCCCTCAGACCCATCTTCCCTGTCAATCAGACGCTGGTAACCGTAAACGATCTCTATTAGTTCTTCAGCTTCGTAAGAGTTGCTGTTAAGTAAACGTCTACCTTCCTGCTCAACCTCTACCGTATCTATGTTTACTCCACGGTATCTGTCAATAATCAGGTCTACAAAAGACTCGTCCCATCCCTCAGTAGCTATTTTGTTTTCTAGCTCTTGAGGAGTTACGTAAGTTTTCCAGAAACAATAAGGAGATCTTTGTGGATCAGTAACATACGGGGGAAATATAAAGTCTCCATCTGGAGCTAATGTTTTTACTTCTGGAGCATTTACTTGACGGCGAACAATTGGCAACTCAGCAGATCCCACACTTGCTAGTTCAGCTAATGCTTTTTTTGCTCGCTTTACCGTAACACCATTAAAACTTTTTTGAAGCAAAGAAATTACTTGGTCTTCATTTTGACCATCAATAATTAATTGAGCTAGCTGTGGATTAACTTGCCCTATTTGGTTAATATCTAGCCTTTGAAGAAACTTTCTGTCCTCTGAGTGCCACCCTACGTAGCTAATAAGCAATCCACGCTCAAGCAAGTAGTTCGCCCCTAATTCCATCTCTTGGCTGAACCTAGAAATGTACCCAGATGTAACCATCCACTTAAGGAAGTTAGATACGATCTTCGACTTGGGCACGTCCTGAACCTCTACAGGGAAAGCCCTGATGTTCGCCCTGTTAAGAGAAGCCATAAACAAAGAAACCAGTCGAGTGATTCTTTCGTCAATAACGTGAGCCTCCATGTCTGAAGCTCCTTCCCACGGGAACGCATCAGCTCCGTGCTTTCTTAGGTCTGAACTTTTCCCTGGCCAGTAATTTCTACGATCATCGTAGCTATCTCTGCACAAATCAAAGTATGATTCAAGCTCAAGTACTGATTGGTCGTAAGCGTAACGAAGGGAGTTAATGTCTGGTTCGTCACTAACGTACGTTAGCGAATCTGAAATTGAATCACTTTGCATAAAACTGAGGTCTTTTTTTAATATCTTCTAGAAGATGGTTTATGTATAATATACTTACCCCTATTCTATCACATAATTCTAATGGTAACATTTCTTCTTGATCCCTTCCTCTTACCCGCCGAACAAATATTTCCCAGGCCAGTAATCTGTCTATTTGTTCCTCTATAAAACTATGGTCTAAAACCAGTTTATTTAACATATCTGTAGCTTCGTCCTCGTACATCTTCTATCATTTCTATGGTTATTGTTTTCCCCTTCATTGTGTTTCTGTATTTCCTGGGAACAACAACTGGAACTTTCATACTAAGTTCTTTTATGTAAGCAAAAACATAACTAGGATTTGGAGCGTGTGAAACAACCCTTCCCCTGTAGTGCTTGGGGACAATTTCATTAATGTACATTGACTCCATTAGTATTGATTGACCCTCCTCATCTACCCAAGTGTTTCTGCCTCGACCTGTAAGCATTTCTTCAGAAAGTTTGCTCTTAGCCATTTGGAGTACTTCATCAAATTGTAAATCAAAATCAGAAGCTACTTTTGTTAATCTTACTTTAGCCATAATTAGTATCCTGCGCCCACTCGTGTAGTCATCATGCTCCTAGACAGAACGTGATCTGGGCCATCTCCTCCGTTCGCCATTCGCAAATAACGAATGATGTCGAAGAAATCCTTTAGTGGTTCATCAGATTTACCTGATGCGTTGTAGTTTATTAAAGAGTCTATTAGGTTTCCGCAATCTTGGTGGACGTAGCACCTTGGGCGATTAGCGGAATCAATAGGAACATTCGGGTTATAACTGAACCATTCGTCTATTGCACTAATCCCCATTTCTTCCATTCTTCCGTCTGATGGAATAAAGTTCATACCGCAGTCGTCGAACTCGGTGAACAGATCATCGTTGTCAGAGTTTTCCTTAGCGAAGTACCGACTATCACCTATACGCTCGAATACCTTTATGCCGATGTCCTCTTCTATTTCTTCGAACAAATCTACGTACCCTTGTACGTTGTACCCTATCTTCTTAGATGCTGGGCCGTATCTCCACTTAGGATCTCCGAACAACGCCCACTCTCCGTAGTAATCCCTATCGGGCCATTCCTTACGGATGTACACATCACCCATATCGTTTACTCCTGCCCATAGTGCTACGTAGTTCCTAGCTCCTGCTGGGTCAACTACCTGGTAACAGGTGAACTGTTCCTTATTGGAAATGTCTGGGAATGTCATCCCGTACTTGTTCTCCTCCTCGTTCAGCACGTTTACCTCAGTGTTAAACAAAGGCAGAAGGGATGTCATGCTTCTAACTGGGATGCCGTAAGCACGTACAAGTATCTCGTCCTCTGGTCTTCCCCTGAGGTCTTTAGCAATACGCTCGTACCCACCGAACGGGTTTTCGTCTGAGTGCAGGTACACCACTGAGGCATCCCTAGATGGGCTGTACTGCTTGATAGGGACTTGTTTGTCTAATAGCTCCCCATTTCTAGTCTGAAGGGTTTCTACGTCCTTTAGGTACTCTGCCACAAAGGGAGTGTAACCATCAATAGGAGTAAAGCCTATACCCATCTTAGAGTCTCTAGTAGCTAATCGAAACCTAAGGGTATTTACTAATGCAGCATCTCCCAGGTACTCATCTAACCAGGCCCCTATGTTAAGACCCACTGGATCAGGAAATCCGAACTCGAAGCCCTCAAGGATTGTTTGGTTGTTACTGAACTGGGTGTACGTCTTGAAGTCTACTCTAGTACGGGTATCTGGAAAGATGAAGCTCTTAGCCGTGAACCCGTTCTGCATACTGTAATTGATGTACCCTTCGATGCTCTTGGTCTTCTTCTTGAATTCCTTAGGCATCATTTCCCAGATAGCTGCTTGCTGTACCTTAATGGAAGTGTCTTCGTTCTGGGAGAAGCATACTACATGACCGTCTGTGCTTTCCGTTACGGCCTCCATTATAATCTTAGCAAATCCAGTAGTCTTGCCTGATCTATTGCCACCAAGGGCAAGGCATTCGTTGTACTCTTGCAGTCCTTCCTTTATGCGTTCCCAGCCAGGAAGATTAAACCCATGACGAATAGGGTCTTCTATAGATGCCTTTATCCTGCTCTCGTGAGCCTTGTGTAGCTCCTTAAGAAGATTAAGGTCGTTCTCGTACAGCCAGACAACTTCTTCGTCTGTAGGAGGGAACAGTAAAGGATGCTCAGTAAAGTTAATTCTCGCTCCAATCTATTTGCTCTAACTCTTGTTGGGACATCTTGGCAACTAATGCCAGTAGCACAGCAAGGTTCTCTTGAGAGTGTTCTTCGTCAATCTTGTTGAACACATCGTACTCAAAGCCATGATCGGTTACGGTAGCAACTAGAACAGTTTCCCAACCAGGGGATATTGTGTCTAAGGACTTCTGCACTAACTGAGTATTTTTATTCATACCTTAAGAAATTATACGTCTTATATCGTGACGGATAGGAGCGCTTTTAAATGGTTTTGTTTCAATGGTGGAGGAAGTGGGATTCGCACCCACGTCTTCAGAAGTATCCTCCTGAATCGAATCTGAATTACCCCCAATAAAAGCACTTTCGTACTTCTTGATGTCGCTGTAAAAAGGCTCCTTTGGCTTAAATACGTTGTTGTACCCGCTGTGGTACGCATCCCAATTAGACACCCTGTTCCTGTCTCCTTTACCGTTCATCTTCTAAATCTATTACCTGGGCTTCCTTCATCTTGCTTTTAGCCTTTTCCATAAGCTCCCTGTAGTCCTCGTCAGTGTAAACCTTTTCCTCCCTGTTTATACTTGTAGCCTCACCCCTAGCTAGTAAAGCCTCTCTAGCAGAGTTAGCCTTAGCTATGCTGATGTCCTTGATATCCTTGAATGTAGGCTTAAGCTCACCTGACTCCATACTAGAGCGTACCTCCTGTACCATGTCCTCCTCTAAAGAACTAATGTTCAGGTAAGAATAAGAAGCTAACTGACCACCGAGGTCTTTCCACTTCCCTAGGTGGTCTGCGTAAGTACTAAGTACACGTACAATAGTATCCCGCTTGAATCCGTACTTACGTACTAATTGAGTCTGAGTCTTACCACTAGAACTTAAGAACAGTATCTTAGCAGCCTTCTCAGGATTGTACTTCTCTAAGGACTTCACACCATCAAGCTCAGAACTCTTAGCGAATTCACGCACCTTTAAATCAATGTCAGAGATTAACTCCCTCTTGATTAAATCCTTAGTACTATCTGTGTCTGAATCTTGCAAGCATATGTTGTACTAAATTGAAGTACTAATGTCAAGTTTAAAAACCCCCTTGAGTACCACATTTTTTAAAGGGTGAGTTTATGATAATACACGCGCGACGCTGACTCGAAATCCGATCCCCTCCCCCCTATCTAGTATATCGCATTAGAAAATCGTTGTCAAGTCTTTTTTCAACTTTTTTTTCGCTCTTGCGCATATACTCTTTACCGTATCGAGTCAATCTTTCTTTTCAGCTTATGGGATATATTCTCTTGCTTATTACTGGTTCCCTTTGAATCCCCTTTTGAGCTTACGAGATGTGCCTTAAATCCATTTGGCCTTACTGCCCTTGTCTTGCTACCTAAACCCTTTGAAAACGATTTTTAGACTTTTTTCTCTTTTTCTCTTGACTTCGCTTTCATTATAACTTTGTTGCGCGCGGCTGTCAAGTCGGTAAACCAAACTTGCTGAAAGTTTTTTAAAAAAAAGCTTGTTTTTCTTTTTTCGATATGCTTTTCTTTTTTCGTCTTAAGCGGATATGCCTCGAAAGGGGAGTATCAATTAGCACGAATCGTAGGGACGGGTGCTTAAACTTAAGGCGGGTCTCATCCTTCGAAATAGCGTTGAGATACCGCGGAAGCGGAGCTTGTGGATTGACTGGAAATCCTCGAAACGCGGGAAAGATATATTCCGAAACGGTTCCATTAGCTTTATGAAGTCATAAGGTCGAACCGTGGTTTTATTGCGATAAGTCTGACAAACTGAATTTGCAAGGGATTGTGGGGATTCGGTTTAAAGTAAGTGATGAGCTTACAAAGGATTTAAACTGGCGCCCATTCTCAATACTGAATCCGAGCTTTAAAGCGGATAGGTTGCGAGCGGTTTACATTTACAGTGTTTACTTTTTAGCATTAAGAGCAACCGAGCAAGGGATCACGCTTTGCTTAGGTTGCTTCTATATGCTTGAAATGACTTAAGCATTAACGAAAGGAAAAAAATGACAGTAATACCAGCATATGGGCGCGACTATAAAAGCGCCAAAGCAGTGAAAGCAGATTGGCAAGCGGGAAAGGATTTTATTATATCGGATATGTCCCATCCTTATGACATGAAGCCAGTAAGCAAAAGAGATTTACAGCAAGAGCCTTACGTGTTAATCCGATACGACAAGCTTAGGAAGGTGACGCAAGCATGATTGAAGTAAGCGAAAGAGGCTTTCGATTAGCGTTTGAGAATGGCTACGGGATAAGCGTAATCAATCACGAGAGAGCGTATTGCGATGAAAGCACAGCAGAAATTGCAATACTGAAAGGAGAACACTTGACTGATCCGTCAGTAATAAAAGAAAAATGGGGAGATCAAGTCAAGGGATGGTTAACGGCAGATGAAATTGCTAGCTACATTAACAAAGTAAAAAGTATAGAAAGTTAAAATATGGAAGTAGATAAAAATAGACGCAAGATCCTTGCGCTTCACGACATGACGGATGACTTCGAATCACGACTAAGCAGTTTCGTATCGGAAGAATTAACTATTCTTCGAAGTCATATCGGAGAACTTCAGAAAACAATTGACGACTTCCAAGATATGGAAGACAAGGTAACCCTAGCAATACTAAATAGAGGAGATAAATAAAATGAAAAAAACAATATCAAAGGACGATTTCAGGGAATCATTTAAAAGAGCTGGGAGACAATCCCAGTTCTCTTACGAAGCATTGGGAGCGATTTACGATCACCTAACCGACGTGGAAGAGGATTGCGAATACGAATACGAAATAGAGATAGACCCTATCGCAATTTGTTGCGAGTTCAGCGAATACGATACGCCGTTAGAAGCGGCAAGACAATACACCGAACCGAACTCTTGGAAAGCAATGACTGATCGAGACGCGAACATATCCGCATTAAATTGGATATTAGATCGATCAACAGCCTTAACCTTCGAAGGAGGTTTAGTGGTTCATGACTGGTAAACAAAGATAAATAAAATGAAAGACAAAATAAAATCAATCGAAGTAGCGAAAGCTTTCTTCGACGCAAAGGAGTACAGTGGTAGCACTGATGCTCTTTTTCATTCTTCCCTAAAATACGGGAAAAGGATAAGCGATAGACTGAAATACCTTGAAAGACGCAACAAGACGCTTCAAGGATTGTACGACGAAATATATAAGGAGGTAAAATGTATAGTAGAGATTGTAGAGAAATAGCAGATCATGCTCTCGCTAGTCCTGATGGATTGGTGGACGTGATCGAGTTCACGTTGTGTTCAATCCAAGCTGGATTGAGTACAATCAAATTGCAACGCAAAGACATTGCGAAGGTAGGATTCCCTTCGAGATTCCTTTGGGGAAAGAAGCGAGAGGGATTGCAGTACGCAATGAAGCACAGAGAGAGACTCTGGAGTAAGCTTGTAGCATTGCGAGAGACTTCATACGATGAAGTAGAAACGGTCTGTGATGCGGTAGATCTATTGGAGACAGTGCCAAATCTAGGACTAGCAAAAGCGTCATTCGTGGCACAGATGCTAGGGTTCAACGTAGCATGCCTTGACAGTCACAATCTTAAGAGGGCAGGAAAGACAGCAGCTTTCACCAGCTTGCCCAAGACCCTGAAACCTAAGACTAGGCGTAAGAAAATCGTGCGATACGTGACCTTCTGTCAAGAGAGGGGCAGTGAGTACTGGTGGAATAGCTGGTGCGATTACGTAGCTGGCAACAAAGCCAACAGAGATCTAGATACTGGTGACTTAGTGTCACGGTATCACGTGCAAGCAGTAAAAATGTAACCTAACAAAGGAGAAAACAAAATGAGTAAATACAATACAATCGAGAACGCGAAATACGCTGAGGGATATTCGGTATACGAGATCGGAACTTACGGGAGATCTAGTGTACTGGCGGGACAGACTAAGAAAACATTAGTCGAGATATTCGACACGATAGAAGAGGCTAAGGAGTGTTATCCGAAAGCTGACTTTGGGTACTTCGATGCGAACAACACTTTCGGACACTTGCCTGGGTCTGATCATCTTGATGGACAGGGGGGAGCATGGGGAGAATAGAAACGACAAAAGAAGAAGCCGAGTGGGAGGAGGCTTGGCGTGACAAGAGAAGGGAGAAGCAACGCGAGGCAATGCAGACCCTTCGCGAGAGCATGAGGGATTGGGCAAAACAATCCTTGACAGAGACTAAAACCAATGAAAATAGATAGTATGGAAAGAGAAATAGAAATAACGAACGGAGAAGGGCAAACCTTCTACATCACGTACGAAATTGAGGCTTCCGAGCCTCGTACCTTGGAACATCCTGGCGTAGAGGGAAGCATCGAAATACTCGGAGCTTCTAACGCGAAGGGCAGCGAGTGCCACCTGAGCAATGAAATCTTGGAAGAAATGGTAGAGCGAGAGCTTGAGAGCTACGCAGAAGATGCAGCAATCGACAACTGGGAGGACAATCAACATGAGAATTAAAACAAAATCTTATCACTGGGAGTTTCATGCTCCCAAGAAAGAGAAAGACAGAGTGTTAAAAATCTTAGACGCAAGCTTGGATCGAGAGATTCAATGGGACACAGATATGGCAGCCGTTGGCTTAGAGAGTCGCAAGCTAGAGGCCAAGCGGAAATGCCAAGAGAGGCGCGAGAAACGCGAGAGAATGGCTAAAAGCCTTGAAGATAACGGGGGGAAAGAGAGATGACACTAAGCAAGCTTATAATTGCTCTCATCATGGTAGAGAGCGGGGGAGATCCAGATGCCATTGGAGACAACGGGCTAGCGTTCGGATGTTTGCAGCTTCATGCTGCTTACGTACAGGACGCAGGGGAGTACGCTGGGAAAGATTGGGTGCATGAGGACGCATTCGATACCGACACAGCAAAGCAAATCGTACAGGCTTACATGGCACGGTACGCTACAGAAAAAAGGCTAGGACGGGCTCCGACTGTTGAGGACGTATCTAGGATTCACAACGGAGGCCCGAACGGACACAAGAAATCAGCTACGGATGGGTACTGGAAAAAAGTTAAAAAAAGTCTTGAAGAACTAAGAACTAACAGCTAACAATAATAATATGAAATACAGAACACTACACGAAAAGGAGTACAAGTTTGAAAAATCACCCTCATTAGAGGGCTGGGATCTATATCCCGAAGAAGCCGCTGACATACACTCTGCCTTAGACGATTACGCTAAGAGCTTATTAAGAATTGCTATGAGGGAAATCACCGCAGACTGGGGGCCGAGTGGCCTCACGATTTCATTTTCGAATGATTACTTCCAAGGTATTGAAATAAGTTACGAGGATTGCATAAGTGCTATAGCTGAGGCTGCCTACGAATACGATAAAGATGATACTTATGACCCTGGCCAATGTTCATTGAATTGTAAAATAACAGAACTAGAGGATACCCTAGAACTTCTTAAATCTTTCAAGAAATAAAAGCTAACAATAATAAATATGGAAAACACACACACACACACACACATAGCACTCGATGGAGTGCTTGTAGATATAGCAGAGATCCGAAAGGATGTCATGAACGGGCATCGAGAAGGTGCTGATCAGCAGCTCTGTAGCTTGGAGAGTACCATCAAGTCTATCCAACGGGAGCAGCTCCCAGTGGACGCAGGGGACGATTCTGACTCAGATGACGAGCAGTTTAAGAAAACAATGTCTAGCGCGCGAACCACAATCGGGACGTTCTTCGATGACCTCAGGGACATTTACGAGCCAAAGGAGTGCAATTTAAAGCCATAAATATGAGAAGAGCAAATGATACATGGGACGATCTTGGCAAGTACACCTCTGGCTACCGATGGGTGGTAGTTCACGGAGACGAGCCACTATCTTTTTCGAAAACAACCGACAACGCACGAGTTCGTCTGTCGAAATCAAGAACGCAGAACCCAGAAATTAAGGATGATCTTGAGATTATCGCTATTGAAACAGGGTTCACTATTCCCGATCACATCAGCGATGAAAAGGTTCTAGCGGAAATCAAACGCATAACGGATCTCCTCGTGCCAGTCACAAAAGAGGAAGAGGATACGGTAAAGGAGGTTGCACTTAACAACGTAATGATGCAAGATCTTAAACACATAATCAAAAACGCCTCCACCGAATGATGATAGACAAAGAAAGAGAGCGAATAATAATCGCTAAGAACCTCAGGAAAATTAAACAATCAAACGTACTGTTCGCCATTAGGTGCTGGACTACGTTGATTATGATGCTAGCTATTATAGCCTTTACGACATGGATGATTCTTTAAAATCACTAGGACTCGACACGGATCAGTTGACTACCTGCTTAGGTTGTCACTGGGAGATGGAGAAGCTGGATTATTACCTTGATAGGCTCGTTCAGTGCCTCCTAGAGAACAGAGTTCCTAAGATCCTAGCCTTGGCCTTGATTGACGAAGCGGAGGACGGTAAGAAGGAACTCAGGAAAATCTTCGATGATCTGCACAGGAAGGAGAACAGGGCTTGACACGTATGTTATGATGCTCTCCGAAAGTTCAGTCGCGCCCTTAGCCTTGAGATCAGGCGTACCGAAATGGTACAAGGGACATCGGTTTCTAGGAGTAGCCAACCTAGATTGTAAAACGTATCGCATTGCGATGCTAACATCCTGACTCAAGAGAATCATAGTGACGTACCGAGTTCTCGCAGGAAACAGCTCTACCTTTTTGACTCATTACACGGATCAAGGATAGACGGTTAGTCCCTCTCGTGGGGCTAACTGTGTCCAGATACCTTCGATCTATTAACGGATTATAGGACAGGCAAGTTTACCGCCGATAAGACTACCCTCTTATGGGCGGTTCAAGAAAACAAAATACTTACTTCTTAAAAACTAAGCTTTTCAAGAAGTTTAAAAACAAAGGACTAACATGGGATTAACAGCAGAACAACAGCACGTAATGCAATGTATGCTTACAGGTAGACAAGGAGGAAGACTCATCTGCTTTGGATCAGCAGGTACAGGTAAGTCGTATCTGATAAGAGAAATCATGAACACATTCGGTAGTACTATCCTGGCTGCACCTACAGGCAGAGCAGCTACGATCATTGGAGGCAGTACAATACATAAGTTGTTCGGGATACCATCAAATGATCCTATCAATCCTAATTTCGAAGACAATCCAGTACACAGGCAGAGATTCAACGATCCAGCTTGCAGGTACTTCGGAGGCAGCAGGAAGGAAGTACTTCAGAAATGCTCATGGATTGTACTGGACGAGATCGGTATGGTACGATGTGATCACCTTGACTTCATCGAAGCAGCGTTACGTAAAGCTCGTGGATCGTTCGAGCCTTTCGGTGGAGCTAAGATACTTTGCGTCGGTGACATAGGACAGCTACCTCCAGTAGCTCAAGGTAAAGATGCAGTCATCTTGAAGGAGTACGGCTACGATGCTCCGTTCGGATTGATGCAGAGCAACTCGATCAATAAAGACTTCCACCACACGAGTCTTACTAAGGTTATTCGACAAGAGAATCCTATCGAGGCTAACATTCTGAATCGAGTTCGCGTAGGTGAACAGACTAAAATTGATATCGATTATTTGAATACACGTGTGCAATCTCCTGATAGTAAGGCAGTTATACTGACTCCCCTCAGAAGGATACGTGACAAGATCAATAAATTAAAACTCAGTGAGATAAAAGGTACACTGCTTTGCTTCTCCGCTACACGCACTGGATCTTACAGGAAGAAGGAAGACAAGGATCTACCCATCGAAGAGAACATACACCTGAAGGAGAACTGTAGGGTAGTGATCAAGGCGAACATGACGTACAAGATCAAGGGAGTGATGCAGCGTTTAGTGAACGGAGATACTGGGATCTTCTACGGTCTTGATAAGAAAGGTCGCATGATTATTCACAGGGATTCCGACAACAGTATAGTTTACCTGAAGCCTAAGAAGTACGAAGACAGCAAGCCTAAGATCAAGGTGCAGGATGGAGAGGAAAAGGTTGTAGACGAGAGTAAGGGACAGTACATCCAGTACCCTATCCAGCTCGGTTACAGCATGACGATCCACGCATCGCAAGGCAGTACCCTTAACAAGGTACACCTGCAAATGCCAAGGCAATCTTCAATGGCCCCTGGCCTAACTTACACAGCACTCAGTAGAATTAAATCGTTTAACGACTTGACATTATCAAGGAAGTTAAGACACTACGATATATGGAGCGAGGTCACGGCCTCTATCCAGCAGCAACAGTACGAGTTTAATTACTAGTACACAAAAGACAGTTCACCATCACAACAAAAACAAGAAATCAATAAACACATGAGAAAAACACGATACTACAGTAAGAAATTTGACGGAGTTTTCTTCGCTAAATGCGCTAAAGATGATTCAGACCCTACGGTACAGGACGGTCGGATCGAACGCCCTTGGAAACGAGGCAAAGATGAAGGCATCCACGTTGGCTGGGAGTCTAAGACTATCAGAGGATTCATCGAGTCTATGTACATACAGAAGTTCGATTCAGGAGATACCCAGCTCTGCGTAGGGGTACAAACTGAAGACGGAGTTGACGTTCTTCAGATGCCACTGCTTAACAAGTGGAACTCGATGAACGATGACGTTGTTACAATTGCTATGCGGCATGACGCTATCCAATTAGAGTTCCCTGTAGAGTTCTCTATCTACGTGGGTAACGCTAAGCCAACTGGTTACAGACCTTGCTACCTTAACATTAAGCAAGCTAACAAACCTGTATGGCAAACGTACAAGAAGACAGACAAGTTCAGCTACGAGGGAGTCCCTGATGTAGTTAAGGAAGAAGGCATTGCTGGAACTGAGTACAACTCTAAGGCTCGTGATAAGTTCCTGAAGGAAAAGCTTGATGAGCTTATCGCCAACGTGGACTCATTGAACAGAAAGGCTGAACGCCCTAGCACTCCAGCGGAAGAAGCTAAAAGCATTCCTGCTACAGCAAACGCCGCTGACTCTAACGACGAGGACGATTTCGAATGGTAGCCATGAGTACACCTAAATGGATTCAGGGCAAGGTTCTCGCTCAGATGTACAAAGATGGAGCGAACAAGTTCAAGCTTGAGCGTAAGGATGGCAGTACATTTGGTCTTAGGTACGTAGGTTCTCGCATGAGCGATTACGAGGTAGGCACTGAGCTGTTCGCAACTAATGCTACCGTTTACAAGGACGGTAAGGTTAAGGTGTACAGCACAGAAGATCCTCCTAAGCTTAAGCTTAAAGAAGACACTCACACGTACGTAAACAGAGAGGGCGAAGTACAAAAAGCCCCAATGGTACGTGAGATTAGTACAGAGGAACTCATCCTATCTGGGATTGAGTTAATGCTGGTGAACACCTTAGACAAGGAGTTGCCAGAGGTAAGAATCTTAATGCAAGAGCTAGCATTCCAACGCATTTCTGGTTAGTGTTATTGTTATGTCTGTAGTTTTAGCCATCGGGGATTTGCATGAACCTTTCTGCTTAGATAAGTATCTAAGGTTCTGCAAGAACGTAGATCGTAAAGCTGGTTGCAACAAAGTTGTATTCATCGGTGATGTCATCGATAACCATTACAGCAGCTACCACGAGACCGACCCCGATGGCTATTCTGCTGGCGAGGAACTAGACAGGGCTATACAAAGGATAGGTAAGTGGTACAGGGCTTTCCCTGATGCTTACGTATGTATAGGTAATCACGATAGGCTGGTACACAGGAAGGCTTACACGGCAGGAATCTCTAAGCGGTGGGTACGGGAGTACAACGAAGTGCTTGAGGCTCCTGGCTGGAACTTTGTTGAGAGCGTAACTATTGACGGTGTAGTGTACTGTCATGGAGACGGCAAGAAAGCGATCCAAAGGGCGAAGCAAGATATGCAATCAGTTGTCCAAGGGCACTACCACTCTGAGTGCTACGTTCAGTGGCACACGGGAGCTAAGTGTAAGGTGTTCGGTATGCAGTTAGGATCTGGGATAGACAAAGACAGTTACGCTATGGCTTACGGGAAGTACGGGCCTCATCCAGCTATAGGATGTGGAGCTGTACAACACGGTAAGGTAGCTACAAGTTACTTAATGGATTTATGAACAAAGAAACATTCCAAGAATTTACACAGGCTCTGTACGGAGACCTGATTCAAGTCCTTAAGGACAAGAACAACGATTACACAGCGGGAAGTTGTAGTGCGTTCGCTAACTTTGATGCCTCTAGGGATTACGGAGTACCTCCTCTGGTTGGCCTGTGTGTCCGTATGGGAGACAAGGTAAAGAGAGTTCAGACGTTCTGTAAGAACAAGACACTTGCAGTAGAGGGCGAGTACGTACAGGATGCGTTCAAAGATATTATAGGTTACTGCACGATAGCATTAGCCATGATCGAAGATAAAAGAGAAGAAAACGAAATCAATTACCCTTAAATACAATGAAAGAAACCTGCGAAATATGTAATAACAATTACGTCTTAACATTTAAGACTCCTCATACAACCTGTACTGTATCATGTAACTCCAGCGATATGATGCTGCATGAAGTCTTACAAGAGCTTGTTCTTCCTGCTGTTCAGGGAGTTGGGTTCTCGGTAAGCCCAGGCTACCTAGACGTTTGCTACAACGAGGAAAATCCAGAGTTGAGGCGTTTACTGCCACGCTAACATCCTCAACTTTGGATCCAGCTTTTAGCAAACCAGCGATACACTTTAATGATAGCAGAGGATTATACAGGTATAGCTTTACAGGTAAAGGAGATGCTTTCTTCCGATTCTGGGTACGTAAAGGAGAGTGCAGCACCTATGATTGGTGGCGGTTTTACTGGCGATCTTATGCCAGTAGGATACGAGGTATTTCCAGTAAGACAAATTTGCAAAACTAATCTAGGAAAAACCTTAATGGATGAACGCACTTTCTTCGTAAAGAGGGTTATCGAAATAGATGAAGAGAACGATATGATTGCTTACGTTGAGTCATCCCTTCAGCCTGTTGAGTACACTAGAGTTCTTGAGGCATGGGCATCAGGATTTATTGTACAGCAATTAGATGCTCTTTAACATCCCGTAAATATAGTTCACAGAAAATAATGTCTATGAAGCACATAAGCGTAGAAGATTCTATTGTAATGGATATGCTGCTTGTTGATGCACAGTACGCACAGAAGCAGGTGGATGCTAACGTACAGGCATTAGTTAAGGAGATCGGTGCAGATGCTAACGGATTTGAACACGAGGTGATAGATCAAGCTGTGTTGAACAAGGAAAGTTTAAATTGGATAATCACCCAGATCAAGGAGTGGGAAGAGTACCAATCAGGTTTTTAAGTAATGATCGAGCTAAGTGTAACAGAGTGCCAACGTGAAAAGGCCAAGAAATTAGCCAAAGAAATGGGTTCGCTTAAACACTCTATGCTTAGGGCATGTGGATTGAGAGTGTCATTATATTATTCACTATGACTTATCGATTATCTTTTTCTAATTGACTTACAGGTATTTAAACTATTCATAATTTAATTCATTTTGAGTCAAAAACACACAGTTTCCATTGAGCGACTGCTCTCCACCCAAGGCTCGATGTCAGCGACTGATATTGGCCGCCAGCTCGGAGTCAGCTATTCACTTTCCCCCAGGCACACCAGATCCAGATGACCCATCGTTCAGGAACAAGTTAGACAATCTTCAAATGAGGAATAAAGACCTCAGACAATTCAGTGAAAAAACTTAAGCAATCCGAGATCAAATCATTCAGGGAAAAGATGCTAAAAGCACAGGGAGGACAAGACCCAATCACTGGATTACAGATTACCGATGCAGTCCTTGATCACGATCATGCCTCAGGAGCCATCAGATGCGTTCTACAGCGTGAAGTCAATGCGTTTGAGGGCAAGGTATGGAATGCTTACAAACGATTTATACGGCCTCTGGGAGCCTCTTATGAGGACGTTATGATAGCCCTAATAGAGTACTGGAGTAAAGATTATTCAGAGAATCCTACTCATCCCAAGCACAGAACAGAGAAAGATAAGGTTATCAGAGAGTACAGGAAGAGGATCAAGAAAGCCAAGCTTCAGAAGACAAAGGATAAGTACAAAGCACTAATAAAGCAGTTGACAAATCAATCTTAGTTAATACATTAATCATTATGGAAAAAGAAAACATCAGTATCTCACTCCAGGATCTTGCACTTGCCGTCAATATTATTGACGTAGCCTCTAAGCGTGGAGCTTTTGAGGGCAAAGATCTTTCAACAGTAGGTCACGTTCGCGATAACATTCATGCGTTTTTAGTTGATAACGCAGAACGTTCTCAAGAAAGCTCAGAAATTTCTGAAGATAGCACTCCTTCCGATCCCGAAGATCCCACATCCGATACAGAGTAATTTAGGTTTTACTCTGGACTCAAGGGCAGTAGGTGTAAAAGCCTGCTGCCCTTTTTTTAATCTTCTTCGGACTGCTTCATTGCCCAACTCAAATTCTTACCTATTATTGGTATAAATTGAGTTGTTTTAGATTCTTCAGTTCCTGGGAAATTGAATCCAGCAATGTCTTTACTAGCAGCATCTACCAAAGAAACAGCAGGAGGAATCAACATACCAACAGTAGCAGAACCAACGCCCTCCCTTTCTGCAACCATGCCAGTGTATGAGTTCAAGCCAAAAACCCTCCAAAGATTTTCAGTTGTGAGGTCTGAAAGATTAGGAAGAGATCCTTCCTTCAGAAAAGCATGAATAAATTCAACAGGAGCATTAGCAATCATAAGAGATATTAGCATTTGAAAAAGGTTCTGTAACCCCTCCTGAACTTCATCTTCATTTCCAGAAAAAATCTTTTTAAATACATTTCTTCTAGCGTAGTCTAACTGCTTCATTGTGTAGCTCTTTAAGGCAAATGCCATCCTAATGTTTGGCTTAGTCAGATAAGTGTAAGACATATCTAATTTACTGAGCGGAGCTATTTCTGAAAGCTTGTAAAATAAAAATTCAGAAACCAGATCAGTCTTACGCCCTGCTCGTATGTCGTTTACAACCTTTTGAGCATTTTCTGGCCCCATAAGATCCGAAATTTCATCAAAAACTTTTGCAGATCTTTCGTTAGCAGACTTTCCTAGTTCGCTCTTGACTCTTACGTAAGTGCTGTTGATGAATTTTTCTTTCATCTTTTCGTCAAGTTTACGAAATCCAGTCAATGTAAAAACAGTATCAATGGCCTTTTGAAGCTTATCGGGAATGCTACCATCGGACGTAAACTCAAACCCGACGGACTGACCAGCTAAATTAAGATCTTCTAAAGTAAAAGAAATATCTTTATCCTGCTGGAAAGCAGCTTGTTTATTTTCAAACAAGTTGTAAGCAAAGTCACCAAGCTGGGTAACTGTACTCATGGGATTGCTCATAAATGCTAAGGTAGTAAAGCTTTTAACACCCCTAGAAAAGTTAGCAAAATCTTTTCTTCCATAAGCAGCAGAAGATTCAGAAACAAAATTAGCGTTTGATTTGAAAGCCCCCCTTAAAAGTCTAACAATCTCATCGTAACCCCTTTGGTCTAATCTTCCTTCAAGAAGTTCGTCTCTAAGAACCTTTACCATTCTTCCGCTTCCTAAAGACTTAGATAAGTGGTCAGGAACCCCTCCCTTTTTCTTGAATTTTCTCTCAGCTTTCCCTACGGCACTTACAACTTCTTTGCTTTTGCTTAGTATTTCTCTTGCTGACTTCTTTCCTTCTTCAAGGTCTAGTTGTCTGCGAAGATAGGTACGTAAACTTTGATCCTTTCTGGAGTCTTTGAACTTATTATAGGCGTACAAAGCTTTATCTACATTAGACTCAAACTTTAGCGGTATGCCCTTGACCTCAAAGGTAGACCCCAATACATAAGGAAGTTCATCGGAAGAAACTTTATCTCTTGTTCTGGTGGTGGCATCTCCTTGATCGACTGGAGTCGGCCCCATGCCCTTAGGAGATTTCTCATCGTTAATGCTTTGAACTACAATCCTGTCCTGTACTTCTTCAGCTTGAGTTTCTCTCTGCTCAATGTCTTTAAATTCAGACCTATCTACGGAATTAAAATCTCTAAGAAGATTAGAATCCACAATAGACTTAACCATTCTGTTTACGTAATAAACAGAAGCATTTTGAGGAGTATGGTAAAACTTTACGGCATCATCAGAAACATTATCAATTACCCTTTTCTTGAGTGGGTTTGTTCCAATGCCCTTATGCTTTGGATTTCCGCTATTTTTAAGATCTTCAATTATTATCCTTTCAAAGAATTCACCAACCTTATCAATGCTATAATCTTCATCAGACTCTGCCATTTTTTTCAGAGCCTTTTCAACTATATCATCATTTCCTTGAAGACCTAAATGCTTTCTGAACCCATCGTAGTCCTTCATGTTCCTGGGCAAAAAATCTTCTATCTCTCCAACTAATACGCCAGAAGTCAATGCCTCTGATCGTAAGTCTTCAAGGGCTTTTAAGTATTCATCAAATTCTTTTTCAATCTCGTATTTTTCGTGCAAAGGTTTTAACAAGTTGCGATTATTAGTCTTGTGAAAAGCATTGTAAATTAACCCATAATCTTCTGGATTACTTTTTTCTATATCATTTATTTTTGAAAGATAAGGAACAATCTTTTTTAAATAATCTGCTTGCTTGTTTTGGTTTTCAGACTTGTAGCTATTTAATGCTATAAAAGCATTTTTGTTTATTGATCTAATCCTAGAAGTTATTGGCGTAATAATATCCTCAACAACTGGAGTTGATTTCTTGAAAAAAGAACTATCTTTTATAGAATTAATAAGACCCTTAGTAACTGGAACTACTTTTTTAGAAATACTTTCAGTAATTTTGCTAACGTCTATTCCATTTTTCATTAGCCCATCAAGGATCTTTGCCGTAATGGGAGCATTCTTTACCATATCCTTAGCCTTTAAAGTTCCTTTAGCTAAAGATTTACTTACACCAGATACGGCTTTTGTCGCTTTGGTAATAGCCTTAAGTGGAACAGCAGCAGATTCTCTGGCTATTCTAGGTGAAGCACCAGCAGCACCAAAAGCACCACCACCAATAGATCCAAGAGCAAACGCCCTGCCAGTTCCTTCTAAAGTTTCTCTTTCAGGATCGTACCCAAATAAACTGTTAGCAAGAATATTTAAACCAGCTTCATCAGCAGCTTCAGTAAAACCCTCGCCAAGTGCGGCCTTGCCTACATCCTTAGTAATTTCCTTAAAGGAATCCTTAGTAAGCTTTCCTTCTTGAGCTAATTTAAAAAGTTTTTTATTTAGTTCCCTATTCTTAAGAAATACTTTTTGTATTCCCTTCATACCAATTTTTTCAAGGGCATAAGTCTTTATGCCATTAATAGCCCCAACAGCTTCAGCAGTATCTCGCTCTTCAGGTGTAGCTGTAGATGGAGTTTTGTCTATGCTTCTGTAGTAATCATCTTTACCAGTCGTATAACCCAACGGTATAGTACTACCAGCAAAAACAGCACCTGCACCAACTGGGCCAGCAGCTAAACCTCCAAGACCTGCTGCTGCAAGCTGAGTTCCTATTTGACCAATAGTGTCTACAACTTGATAAGCGAAATCTTCTTGTACACGTTGAGGAGTAGGAGCAGTTATCTCTTCTCTGGCTTCTCTTCTGGCTTGATTCAAAGAGTCTGATATTTTATTTAAATCAGCCTGTCTTTCAAGTTCAGCAATCTTAGCTGCTTCTCTGTACTCAGGTTCAAGTTCGGCAATGACCTGTCTGGCTTGTGGTGTGGTATAGACTAATGGAGGCCCTTCAGATCCTCTACCTAAAGCAGAAAAATCTACTAAAGCCTCTCCCATGGAATACTTCATGTCACTGACATTAGCACGTTGACTGCGAAGAGTATCCCCAGGAGTCATGGAGATATCCTCAAAGAGCTGGTAACTTAACTCTTCTAATTGGTCTTGAGTAAGTTCTTTTTCAGAATATACCCTTTCAGTTTGACCATCCCTAGATTTGAATACGTAGTCTGGCATTAGTACCCTAGTCGAATAGCCGCTTGCGGATTGCCGTAGACAGAAACACTAGTTCCATCAGGAAGGTTAATTTCTTTTTTTTCTTGAACTTCTTCTGACATTTTCCCAGATTTAATAAGATCATAAAGACGTTCTGGAAGACCTGCCGCTTGAGCAATTTCTGGATTTCTTCTAATGCGTTCATTATATTTTTCTATTGACTGAAGATCAATAAAGCCGTCTGTTTTAAATTCCTGTTTGCCTTGAAAGGCATTACGTATTGCTTTGGCAATTGCAACTGGTGGAAATAAATCTATACCAGACTCAAAGTTAAATAAATCGCTTTGAAGTTTAGTGTCTTCTGGAAGCTTGCTCAACGAAGTAAGGTACTCCTCAAACTGAGGATCGTCTTTAGAAAATCTTTGTATTAACTCTCTTCCACGAAGGTTATATTGTTCTGTAAGGCCAGCTCCTATTGAAGCTACTTCTTTTGGCGTTAAAGTGCCTTTGTAATCTTCGGCAACACGACTTATTACTTCTGGAGTTGCTCTAAATGCTCCAGTTTCTGTTTGGGCTTGGCCCTTAAGATTAGTCTTAACATCTTCAAATATTGCTTCTTTTCTAGCTTTTAACTGTTCAGCCTGAAGCAAGGCCAACCTACGCTTTTCTTCTGATTGAGCAATCTCAGCATTTTGCATAGTAGATAAAAATTTAATAAGTTGTCCTTCTCCAGCCTTGCCCATAGAAGATAACACATCTTCAGCGCTAGGAAGATCTTGACCAAACACTCTTTCCCCTAAAGGAGACTTTAAGATACGCTCAATAACTCTAATATTTGCAGCCTTTTCGTCAGCATCTTTTATTTTTTGATTACGATCATCTATGCCTTTTTTAATAGCATTAAATATTCCCTGATTAGCCTGTGCTTTAATAGCAGCTATCTTTGGGAGTGCTGAGTAATCTTGGCGAAGTGCAGAAAGATTAATGGGTGATGATGATTTAAGTGCCATAGTAATTAAAATAAATCAATTATACTTTGAATAGGATTTTTAGGAATTAAACTAATTCCTGTTTTAAACAGTTGAGCTTGTTGTTCTTTTTTAGCCCCTTCCCTAATAGCATCAGAGTGTTCTCTAGCTGCTTTCTCTCCAAGAATATTCTGAATGTCAGTTCCAGCAATTCCAAGAATTGATCCAGCATCTACTCCAATATCAGGAGCCATTCTGCCATAAATACCAGATTCAATATCTGCCATTAATCCAGCAGTAGCTCGTTGTTGGCCAAAAAGATCACCCGCAAGTTGCAGGTTAACGTTCTTTTGTTCTTCACGCAAACGTCCTGCCTGTTGCTCACGAAGCAAAGGATCTATTTCTCTACCAAGTGCAGAAGCCTGACCATAACCAGCTTGAGTAGCAGCTCGATTTTCAAGGAATGACAACGGCCCCATTAGTCCTTCAGCCTGTGCACCTAGTTGCTCAGATCTTTGTGCAAGTGATTGCATCAATGGGCTTTGAGCACCACGCACATCTTCAATTATGTTTCCGTAAATGTCTGTTTTAAGCCCTGCTTGTCGCTCAGAAATGGGTCTATCTATATCCCCAACGGCATCAGCAAATTGCTTCACCTGCCCCATAGATCCTATAGCTGTAGGATATATTCCTGCTACCTCTCCTGCTTCACGAGCTTGGAAGTCACTACCAGTAAGATAGGGTAAAAGAGCTTCTAGGTTTGAAACATCAAACGATCCAGTAGCACCAGTAGCACCTCCCTCACCACGTTCTCCGCGCTCACCACGTTCTCCTGCTGCACCTCTTTCCCCAGTAGCACCAGCTTCACCAGCTTCACCACGTTCTCCACGCTCACCTCTTTCTCCAGTAGCACCTGTAGCACCTGTAGCACCTGTAGCACCAGCAATTCCTTGATCTCCCTGTAAGCCTTGTTCACCTCGTAAACCCTGCTCACCAGCAAAACCCATTTCGCCACGCAATCCCTGTAGTCCTTGTAGTCCTTGTAGTCCTTGTAAGCCTTGTAGTCCTTGTAAGCCTTGCTCTCCCATAAGCCCCTGTAGGCCTTGGATACCTTGCAACCCTTGTTCTCCAGTAAAACCTTGTAAACCTTGGAGTCCCTGTTCTCCCTGAAGACCCTGTAAGCCCTGAAGACCTTGTAATCCCCGTTCTCCCTGAAGACCTTGGAGTCCTTGAGCACCAACTGCACCTGTAGCACCTGCCGCTCCTGTTTCTCCTTGGATTCCTTGTTGTCCTTGTATTTCGTCTAAGAAATCTTGTAAGTCTTGTTCTGTCATGTTATCTCCAAATCCACCTGTGTTATTAAATATTGATCCTCCTAAAATAGATAATAGTTGTCTAGGAGCGTTGCCGTACTGCTGGTTGGGTATGTCTAAAGGAGCGTTTCCACCTGTTCCAGGTATAGCTCCAGGTCTACCTGGCGCTGATCCTGAACCACCTCCAGAAGTTGATCCACCTCCAGAAATGTTTCCTACATCCGTATTAGATCCTCCATAGGGGCCAGATCCCTCTTCGGCAATATGTCCAGTTTCATAAATAGAATAATCTGTAGAATCAGAAGAGGCAGAAGCATCTCCAGTTTTGGGAGGAACGTAGGCATCATCACCTTTTTGAATATATTCTTCAGGAATAGCAAAATCGTCTTCTGTCAACCCAAAATCAGCAAGAATTTCTCTAATTTTATCACTATCAAGTCCTCCTTCTCTAGCAGTATCGTGCATGATCTCAAGGATTTCTTGCTCCTCGTCATCGTAATCAAATCGGCTTTGAACTCCGTCGCCCATTCCTCCGCTGTAAACTCCGTAAGGCATATCTATGCTTGTTTAGTAGTTGTTATTCTTCCTCTTCTTCTGGCTCTGGTGTTGGCTCTGGTATTAATGGCTCAACAATAACCTTACCGTTTTCATCAGTCCACTCGGTGTCATACATGTGTTGGTCTTGGCGTTCACCAACAACCATCCAGCTAATAGAATCGGTGCAGGTGTTGTCCTGAGCTTCAATAGTAAGGATGTTCCCGTCAACACTAGAGCGTACAGCAGTCCACCCAGACTCGTTGGTGGTAAAGCTTTGCACATCACGACAAAGAACAACAAATGTTCCATCTGTCATATCTGAAGCTAGGTCTATGTTTACTGATGCAGCACCATCAACCAAGTCTACACGCCCTCTGTAGATCAAATCGGCTTGCGGACTTTCCAAAAATGAATGAACAAGGTTGTGAGTATCTTTCTTAGACTCTAGTGGGTGAGGAATTTTAAATGAACCCGATCCTTTTGATAAAGAACCTGCTATGGATACGCCTGAAGAAGTAGCAGTAAGCACATCTCCCGTTCCGTTAAGGTGTAAACTATAACTCCCACTAGAAGCAACTCTGTTATACCATACAGTTCCGCTACTTATCTGAGTTATTTTACATTGGTAGTCTGGCCCTGTTAGGGACAAGTTATCAGCTGACTCATCCCAAAGCATAGACGCTCCAGAAGTTGCACCAAAGAATTTTACGTCTTTCCCAGTGTCATTTACACCTACAGTAAGAGTTGAATCAAATTGAGCAGCCCCATTTATTGTAGTAGCACCGTTAAAGTAGGCGTCGTTTTGATTATAAAAAGCAATGGAGGGATGTACCGCCGCTGAACCTACAGCAAACTTACCCGTAACATTTCCTGAAGCCATTTCTACATTATCAGAAACATCTAGGCCAGTGTCGGTTAGTCGCATCCGTTCGGCAACAGTTCCATTCGCGGCTGTTGTGGCGAACGCCATGTAGCTCCGATAAACTCCTGCACCCGTAGCAATAAGGCGACCAGAAATGTTGCCCATTGGGTAACCTGTCAGCGAGGTAGTATTTGCTGTAAATCCCAGCGACCCGCCCAAATCGGCCCCAGCAGTGTTGGTACTGCCGATAGAAAATTGTCCTGCCGTATTTGAGGTTACTACATTTGCGCCGTTGAACTGACCAAGGGTAGCACCAAATTGGGCAGCCTCTCCAGAAATTACTTTGCCATCTCCTCTTACTGAAAATTTATCAGCACTATTGGCATTAAATTTTAACCAATAACCGCCTGTTAAAGCCCCACTTCCTGCGTGGGTTCCTTGTATAAGACCCGCATCGGACTCCAAGGCGGTTCCACTACTATTTATTACAAGCGCTTTACTGCTGTTTGAAGAACCAGCAACATTGATTTCTAGATCGGAATTTAAAACTGTGTCTCCAGCAACGGTCAAAGTAGACGCCATATCTACAGCTCCGTCTATATCTACAACATCTAGGTTAGCCGTTCCATCGACATCTAAATCGCCGTTAAAGTCAACATTACCAGCAACCGCCAGTGTTGTTGCCATGTCTACCGCCCCATCAATATCTACAACATCTAAATTAGTAGTTCCATCAACGTCTATATCTCCAGAAATATCTAGGCTTCCACCCGTCAACTTACCAACCTGCAAGTCAGCATAACTGTTGATTGTGACATTTCCTGCTGTTGTTCCGTCTTCTGTATTACAGGCTATTGCAGCAAACTCGTCAGCAGTCTCGTCCCATATAAATCCCTTGTTTGCGGTGTTACTAGAAGAGCCGTCGCCTCGCGTAACAATAAACCCTTCATCATACGCTGTTCCCGTGTACCCTTCACCAAATTTTACTAAGGGGTCAGCAACGGTAAGGTTGGTTGTATTTACTGTTGTGGTTGTACCGTTAACAGTAAGGTTGCCCGTAATAGTTACGTTGTCACCAAAAGTTGTTTCAGATGTAGAATGTCCTATTGCAATGGCTATACCAGAATTTTCTGTAGCAAGCTTTAGCTCTCCTGTAGAATTAGCGATGTATGAATTAGTACCATCGTGGTACACCTGCATATCAGAACCTGTACCAAATTTGAACTTGTCACTGTCTGGTACAAGCAGATCACCGTTTGAATCCACGGTTACAGCCTTTGATGCTTCGGATGTACCTAGTGTAGTAATGTCTAGGTAGTTTAATTCAGCAGCGGTTGTAGTTACCGCCGTGCCACCTATGAGCAGCTTGTCTTTTACTATGTCAACGGTGGCCCCGCCAGCGGTTAGCAACTTGTCTGCACTAGCATCAAATTGAATGTACGCCCCTGAAGTATCGCCAAAGAATTTAACATCATGCCCATTGCCATTTATACCAACAGTAAGAGTCGAGTTTAATTGAGCAGTGCTATTTAGTGTAGTAACACCATCAATATCTGTATTTCCAGATATGTCTAAGGTCGCAGCATCTAGTTCACCCGTAAGAGTTATGTTTCGGAAACTAGATACGTCTTTGTTGCTATCTACCGTAACAGTTTTACTGGCAACAACAGTTCCTACAGCTGCTCCAGTATCATTGTAATTAAGTTCGGCAGCAGTCGCGGTAACAGCAGTGCTTGCTATAGAAAGAGCATCTGTTTCCAAAGTACCATCTACATCTACATTTCCAGATATGTCTAGTGAACCAAATGAACCAACTCCAGTGGTGGTTATTGCAGAAGATCCATTATCAATGGCTCCAAAACCAGAAGATATTGCTCCTGCTCCAAGTGTTCCAACAGAAGTAATCTGGGTCTGAGAAGCATCTACAGAAAGAACACTGCTAGAAGCTGATAATCCCGTGCCAGCAAAAAGAGTAGCAATGTCTGCTATGGCTTCTTTTTTTGTCGTGCTATCGGTAGCATCTACAAAAGGAATGAAGTCCCCATCAGCTATAGCAGCATTACTAATTTCATTAAAATCTAAAGCTATTGTAAGAGTTTGACTGCTTGCTGAGGTGTCTAATCCAGCAGATCCAGCAATGGTAAATGTTTGACCATCCAGGTCTACAGAACCCGTTCCACTATCTCCAGCAAAGTCTAAGTCTTCAGCAGTTAGTTGAGTGTCAACATACGCTTTAATGCTCTGCTGAGTAGCAAGAGACGTGGCAGAGTTGGAAGACATATTATCCTCATCCAATATTGCCACTTCCGCAGGAGCAGCAGCCCCACCAGAAACATTACCAAGAACCTTGTAGTCTGCTAAGTTTTCTATCTTAGCCTTTGTAACATTACTGTCTGCAATAAGAGAGGTGGTAATGTTGGCAGCAGCAATTTTCGCGGTAGTTACGTTACTACCTGCAATTTTAGCAGTAGTCACTGCACTTGCTGCAATTTTACCAGTAGCAATCCCAAGATCCTTTACAATTATTTTGCCACTAGAAAGCTGGGTCGTTGAGTCATCGACAGCATCAGATGCAAATGTTGCGCTATCTACAAGTGCATTGAGATTGGTGGACGTTACTTGATCGCCGTCTGAGTATGTAGTACCTTTACTTAGTATAGCCATTATTCTGCTTTTTGTAAATTTCTAAATGTAATAGCTCCCGCTACTTTTAACGCCCTTAGTCTAGGTCTTCCTTTTGTTGTTGTTAATTTAAACTGTAAGCCGTAAGCTCTTTTATTCCCAAACCTACCCCTTAATGAAACATCTTCGTCTATTGCAAGTTCCTGCCCATTAAGTGAAGAAATACTTCCAAGCTCTATTATACCATCAATATTTTCTGTGATTGCTTCAAGATTTGCATCAGATACATTATTTTCTGAAGATTGCAAATGAAGCTCAAAATTGTTCCATTTTTTACGATCTATAGATCTAACATTAAACATTCTAGTAATCGCAGATGCAGATACTAAAATACTGCTTGATGAAGCTCCAATAGCGCCAACGTACAAATCTATGTCATCTACTCTTGATTCGTATTTATGAACTCCACCATTTCGGTTAATAGCATAAACACCTCTTTGAGAACCAGATCCACCTGCTAGTAAATATGTGTACTCCCAATCTGAGTCATTTATGGAATCTAAAGACTCCCACTGTTGATTAAGAAAGTTGTAAACTAAAAGGGCGTTGTTTGTAACGGAATCATCCAGTGGAACAGCAATGTAATACCTATTATCAAAGTAAGCAGAAACAGCCTTGTCTGCATAATCCTTGTTTATTCTTGAAATAGTTCCTTGTATTGATGCGGATAAAGGAACATCTTGTCCTCTAAGATTATACAAATCAACAAAGTCTAGTGCATACACTCCATTGTCAGACAGGAACATTAGCTTGTTGCCTATCTGCTGTATGCTGTTTCTAGCTAAACACCCTATGTCGCTTGTAATAACTTGTGATATGCTGCTTCCCAGATCCAAGCTGTTTTTTACTGTGTGAACACTGTTTCGGTTAAAAACTACTAGCTGGTCATCAGAGAAAGAATGAAAACCTACAATGAAGTCAGACTCTCCAGCATTAAATCTAAACTGACCGTAGATTCTGTCATACGTGTTTTGATCTAGTATATCTGAAAACAAAGCCTCATCCAAAATATTTCTATCGGTAATTGTAGCAGATCCAGAAGACCCAGTTATATCAAACTGATATGGAACAACTAACCTACGTTGATGTGGTACACCAAACTCTGGAGCTGGCATATGACTAAATCCTAGACCAATAGATGTTTTCTTTTCAACGGTAGCATTTTTATTTGTAGCATCAGCCTTGTCCGTAACAAAAGTAAATACAGTTGAGCTACTTATAGACCTAACCCGAACAGCGTCACCAACAGAGTAACCAGAACTTCCTGCGGTAGTTACTGTAAGCTCATCTCCAACCAACAAAGAACTGGTACTAGACACTGTAGCAGTTGCTACACCTGATGCAAAATCAAGATCAGTAATTGCTAAAGGTGTAGGTTGAGTGTACGCTCCGTTAGAAACTAAAGCAAAGGTAGTGGTACTAGTGTCTCCATCCCACTGTAAAGCTATCTTGCCCTTGCGGAATATAAACAACTTATTAAATGCTTGAACAACATTACTTCCCCTTGGAACCGTTTCTCCAGAAGGATATGTAAGAGTAACTGTCGTTGCCCCACTGTCTGAGGTTTTTACCAATACTGTCTTGTTGGTTCCGACAACAGCAATGTATGATGTTGCATCATTATTAGGATCTGAAAATTCACAAGATGCTTCTATAAAGTTTGAAGCACTATCTAGCAGTCTCATCCCCTTAACCACCATAGTTCCACCTGGCGTTTCGGCTAAATCAGTAACAGTGTAAGTTATTGTGTCTGCGTCTACAACTGTAGCAATAAAGTTTCCGTTCGGGTCAACGCTTCCAGAAAACGTCAATCCGCTAATGTTTACTCCAGTGCTAGTTGTTATGTTGTGGGCTGAATTAAAATTAACTTGGATGGTTGAACTACTTCTTGTAAAGGAGGCAACTCCACCACCTATGTTGGTAGAGTCATAAAGCTTAAATGGAAGAGCAAGAACCGCAGCAGAAAATGGAGCAGAAAATATTTCCATACCTTTGCGTGGTTGCCACTCTCCGTTTAAGTCCATTCGTCCATTATTGGACTCAGCAAGAATACCAGAAGTTAATTGATCTGGTCTAAACTTATTATTAAATCCAGAAAATCCTTGATCTAAATCTTCTGCAAGTCGATCATCCTGTGCTCCGTATATATCGTATCTAGCCATTTAACAATCCCAAGCTCTTCTACTCCAGTAGTTTGCAGACAGTTTATTGTTTTTACCCTTGATTCCACCTGACCTAGCACAGTAACTTTTTTTCCGTGCTGGGTTACTTTTTTTAATGCTCATGTTTGCATCACCAAAGCGTACAATTTTTTCCTTACCACCCTGACAAGCTTTCACAACGAACTTCTTCCCACCAGAGACTTTTCTGCGCGGGACGTTACACTTCATGTTTTTTTTATTTACTGCCACGCTTTACCGCCTTTACTCTTCTTGGTTTACCCGCTGGTTGCCCTAGTCTTTTTTTCTGAGATATCCTTGATCGTTTCTGTGATGCAGTCATCTCGCTTGCTGTAACTGGTGTACGGCTACTTACACGCTTAGAGGGACGACAATAAGGTGTGCCACGAGATTCCCCCTTACGACGACCACAAGGCTTACCAGTGCGTACATCTACCCACTTCTCCTTGAACCACCGCTTAAGATCAGCACCTTTCTTTGTCTTCCGTACGTTCATTACTTAGCCTTCTTACGCTTACCCCAATTAGCAGCACCTACCTTACGGCACTTGGCTATAGCCCCACTTGCGTACGCAGATGGGAACACCTTGTAACGGGCTTTAACTTTTTTGTAGCAAGCGTCTTTAGGCATTGTTATTTTTTACCAAATGCCCTAAATAGTCCATGCCTTCCGCTGCTCATGGGAATAACCGAACGCTTTTTGGGTTTTCTTTCATCCCTAACCCTAGAAGCCTTGGGGGTTACCTTAGCCTTGGGAGCTTGAACTTTTACTTCTTCAACACTTCTTAGTGGCCCACGAGTTACTGCTGCTTTACGCTTGCGTCCAGTCTTAGGCCCAAAGGTATGCCCGTACCTATCGGTAACCCGATTAGGCAAAACAGATTTTAAAGTACCATCTTTGTTTTGTTTTCTAAAACGCTTAAGGGCTGCCTTAGGCTTTAATGGCTTAGTCTTTTTAAGTTTTAATATTTTTTTTAACCTTTTAAACATATTCTTAATCTCTTATTTAACTTGTGAGCTTCCAAAATAAAAACCCAGCAAAGCTAGCATCCCTTGCCTTACTTCTGGCAACAATACGAACCCTTCTAAGTTCTTCCATTTATCTGATCCTATTCCTAAAAATTTAAATATACCCAGTTTGTTTGCCTCCACTGTTACTGGTATGTCAAAGAATGCCATGATGAAGGGAGCAAATACCACTGAAAACAAGATGCACATAGCGATGAGTTTTCTGACCCACGCTCCCCCTTCGTCGGATCTTTGTGCTGCTCTGTCTGCTGAAGCATCTGAAGCATCTTGCTTTTGAATCATTGACTTGATGGCGTTGGCTTGGATGTTCATTTGAGCCGAGATTAGTTTCATTACAAATCCCGTGACTCCACCTCCAAGCATTGCCACCAATTCACCACTCATCGTTTTCTTAATTCTATTACTGTTTTATATACCCAAAGACCCATGTACGCAATAGTACACACCGAAGCGACGATAGACATTATCTCGCTAACACCTTGAAAAGATACAGCAAGTATTGACCCTGCCGTCCCAATTCCAAGTTTGTTTATTTCGGGGTGCATTACACAAATTGCGAAACGTGAATTATTGAAGCACCCGATACACCTAGAAATTTAGCAGCCTTAGCAGCTCTTGCGCTAAGGGTAATAAGTCCCTTCTCCTTTAGAAGAAGATGACCATTAGATGCGGTAGGGACGCTACCATCAAACGTCACGATAACATTGTTATCTTGAACGTCGATCATTACGTATTTGGTATCACTAGCAAACGCAGCAAATGAGACTCCAGATCCTGATGTTGCACAGGATAAGTTTTCTCCAGATGTTGTTCCGTTTGGTCGTGGATATAGGTTTGTTACTAGACTATTCATTATCTTGATTGTTGACTGACATACGTTTTAATACGATGTCCTACGGTATTATTATTATAAACTTGCTGGGGATTGTCTAAAACCTCAGCTAAATATTGATTGGCAATTTCTTCTTCAAAAGATGCCTTTGAATGTTGCCCATCCATACGCAAAAAATCGGCGTAAGTTGCATGGGTCATAAACAAAAAGTATTCGTTAGGAACTTCAGTTTCTCCACCAGTTCCACTGCTGTCTAGGGTTGTTAAAAGGGTAAGTGGTTTCCTATAAGTGACAAAAACGCTTGTAGCATCGGAAGTTGTAAGGTTAATTACGTGAGCACCGTCGCTTTCTACAAAGAACTCAAAATCAATAGTTGAGTTTCGCAGTAAAGGTTGTTCTCTATTTATTCTAAGGAACTCGCCTATATCGGTTTTGCTTGTTTGCGTAAATGGAACTACCGAGTTTGATATAGTTCTTTCTTCTCCAACAGTTAAATACCTAGCCCAGTATGGAGTGGTGTTGTAGGCTTGAGAAAACCTTCTATTGGCCAAAGCCAACAGCTGAGATATTTCCTGCGTAGTAAAATCTGAGTTACCAGAAAGTGCGGAAATTAAATCAAATAAATCTTTGTTGGCTCTGTCTTGCATTATGCTTTATTAGGACTAAGTTCAGGGAACTTCTTATTATAATACTTTAAGAACTCTTTGCTGTGAACGTGATCAACTCCGTACTTCTTGACTAATCTAAAGTAGTCTCTAGCAGGAATATTTGCAACACATTTACCTAATACTGGGTGAGTTTTACCTACATTTGTTTTTGCCTCTTTAGCAGTAGCATCAATGCGGTCTTGCTCCTTTGCTCGCTCCATCTTGAAGCCCGTTTCAATCTCACGCATAAAAGCTTTATTGACTTCTCCGCTATCGTACTTAGGTATTGATGTAATGATATTCATAAACAAAAAAAGGGAGGCCAGGATTGGCCCAACCTCCCTTAATAAATAATTAATTAATTAATTATGATGCGAACAGTTGTCCTGCGGTAGGGTAGTACTTCATAAGAAGACGAATCTTCCCAGCAGTAGCTACGTCTGGCCCTTCACCCGTGAAGTTGTAGGTGAGGTCAACAGCACTAGCAAGGTGAAAACCTGCAACAGCAAGCGCGCCAGTATTGGCGAACATTTTGCCCAGGTTTCCGCTGTCACTGAAAACGTCAACTTCGTCAACGAAACCATCAGCGTCACCATCATCGCCAATAGCGATAGTGGCATCCGTGATGCTGGTTCCAACGACAAGCTCGTCAACAATGATTGCAGCTCCGAAGATACCACCAGCCATCGCAGCTTCACCAACTTGAATGTCAACAGCAGTCGCTGAACCAGCGGTTGTGCCGAGCGTAGACAAGTCAATAGAAGCTTCATAATTGAATCCCAATGCTAGGGTTTCAATGTTTTGTACTTTCTTTAGTTCAATAGCCATTTTAATGTACCTCCTATGGTTTAGCTAAGTGCGGTGATTTTACCGTGTGCGCCAGGGTGGAATACGTTTAGCGTAAGCGCGCAATCAACGTATCCACGCTCTCCGCCACCTTGATTAGGTAGACGAGAACTACCCATTGGGATCAACTCGGAAACACCGTAGTACTCTGGGTGAACCAGGTAACCAGTGTCCTTGTTGGCCGTGTCGGGCATACAGTCAGGATTTCCGTTAACGATAGCAACCGTGCCATGATCAGACTCATAAAGCTCAACAGAGAGCTTAATCTGAGCAACGTCACCGTTGTAATTTACGCTACGGACAGAAGTTCCAGCACCAGAACCATCTGGATCAAGGCGAGCAAAGTCGCTGATCTCACGACGGAGAGCGGTGTCAGCAACCAAAGTCAAACCATTGCTAGCTCCCGTAACACGGAAGATCGAGGTGATGAGGTTGTTGAATACCGTTTCCGTGAAAGCACCAGTTGAATGGATGCTGTCAGAGGGAGTGCGGAACGCAGCAGGAACGTCAGACGGCCCTGCGGAATCAATCCAGTCACCAAGTCCACGCAACTTGTAAACCGTTCCAGCTCCATCTTCCGCAGCGCGGTCGTTGTTAGAGCATAGAGTGGCTTCAATGTCGCGCTTTAGTTCGCGGATTGCCTTTGCTTCGGCTTGTGCTACTTTAGCAGGACCAACGGAGTCAACAGCTTCCTGTAAGTCGGAAACCATGTAATCGCGGCGGAACTTCTGAACGTAGTTGCCTAGACGAGCGCGGCCACTGAATTGGTCGGTGAACGTAGTAACGTCAGCGCCTTCTGCTATACCAGTAGTACTGGGAGAAGAAAGACTGTCTACAGTCCACTCAACAAACGTAGCGTTTGCTCGTGATTTAGATGCGGATGAAAGTACGGGAGTTTCTTCGGGAGCCAAGATGGTCAAAACGTCCATCAAGTCTTCACGATTGGAAACAGCCGAACCAGGATTTGTTGTATCGAATGTATCTGAGAATGCCATTTTTTTTATTTTCTAGATAATTGTTTGGTTCTTAATGAAATGAAGTCATCTTTATTGCCGCTTTTTTTGAATCGTGAAGATAGGTCTTTTAGTACTTTAGATGATTTTCTTTGGCCTTGCTCTGGCATAGCAGAAGAAGGTGAAGAACTTTTAGGAGGATTAATCTTGGGTTTATTTCCTGATTTAACAGGAGTACCAGGTATTGTTTTACGAGCGTATATATTATCTACTCCATGAGCAATAATATACGGAAGCTCTGCACCTAGCACAGGGTATTTCTTGTACACGCTTTGCAAGTCTTTGCTTGCAGCGATACTAAAAAATGCCTTACGTGTTTCATCATCTTCTTTATTCAACCATTCAAATTCTTTAAGTGCCTTTGCACCAAGCTCTTTTTTAAGAGTATTAGCATTTTCAGCTTTTTGAAGTTGTTTAAGTTGATCGGGAAGATAAAGATCCCTAGATTTACGAGCGTTCTTTAAAGCAGACCTTACGTCCACTTTAGTCATTTTATTACCATCTAGCTCAGTAACTTCGTCGTGAGCAGAGTAATCGTCTGATTCAAATAAAACATCTTCAGCCCATTCGATAATATCGTTTATCTCCTTAGCT